CTGAACGCCACGTCACACATCAAAGGAACCCACCTCGTAGAGTGTGGTGTTGCGGGAACACAGACCATCGTCGAAGCAGGGGATTTCTTCACAGACCGTTGTCACTCCGCTATTGCGGGAACCGCTACGCCGGTATGGGACTTTGGTGGGGCATTAGCTGCGTCCAATCTTAGCTTCCGAAACTACAGCGGCGGCATTGAGATCCAGAACATGGGCGCTGGGGCGGGTTCCTACACGATGTCCCTTGAGGGGCGTGGGCAACTCATCATTAATGCAAACTGTTCTGCGACCTCCACCGTAGCAATTCGGGGCCTCTTCACTGTGACTGATAATGCGGGCGGTGCCGTCACGCTGTCCGACGCCGCCCGGTTTGCGGAAGACCAGAGCATCACAACCGTCACGGGCAATGTGGATGGTTCTGTAGCTTCCATAGGCGCGGGCGGGGTTGGTTCGGGCGTTATTGCGGCTGCCGAACTGAATAACATTGCAGATGGTTGCCTTGATCGTCGCCTTGACTTGGGTACAGATAACGGCGGTGATACCACCACTTCTCGCACTTGGCGGCAAGCACTTCGCACCGCTCGGAACAGAGTGGCTATCGCTGGCGGCACTATGACTGTCTATGAAGAGGACGATGCGACCGCCGACTTCACCGCCGCCGTAACAACTACGGCTGGCGATCCCATCACGGAGTTGAATCCGACCTAATGAGAAAGCTACTAGTCAATATCCTACTGACTCTTGTGCGGTGGTTGGGCTATTCACCCTATGGGCTATCTAAGGAAGTCTTGAAAGCAGCCTACATTGCTACCCGCGAGGTGGAGCGAAAGTTTCCCTCCCGATCTGGTGAAGGGAAGCGCGCTCAAGTTCTACGAGTGCTGATGAATCTATGTCCTAACGAGAGTGAAGGGGACATGGGAAAGGCGATTGAAGTATGCCGACCCCGATAATCCATGTCTGGAGTTGGTCGGAAGGCGCTGGTGGCGCTGGCCCAACTCCATATCGGCTAAAGCACTATGAATGGCGCTCACGATCCAGTTATCCCAAACGCAAGCGCCCAGGATTTCTTAGGGCGGTTCTAGCTTATTGGCGCACACGGAGGATTTCAATTGCCGCTCGGTAAAGGAATCCGATTTCGCGTCAAGCAGACCAAGAAGGGGCCGGTGCGTCTAGCGTTTCGGGGAAATACCGTAGTCGAGGCCAAGAATTTGAAGTCTGGAAAGACGCATACCCGCAAAGAGTTTCGCAGAGATCGCGCCCGACGAACGGCGCTGGCGAGGAAGAGATGAAGGGAGGAAAGCATGAGTGATATTTTGGGTGGAATTTTGGTCATCTGTTTTACTGCGGTCGTTTTGCTTCTTCTGCACAACTTGAGGTGTCCACAGTGCGGCGGGCATTTTGCACACATCCGTGGTTGCGTCGGAAGGATAACTCCGAGGAAACGATAATTGCTTGATCCGCGACAACTCGCAGTTCTCGATACCTGGCTGAGAGATCGGCAGCGGGCGAGGACTGACTTGTTCTGGCTTCTAACTGAAGTGCTCCAGTACCGCGACATTGAGCGCAAAGTCCACATGCCGATCATTGAGCATTTACAGAAGTTTCCTGGCGGCACCGATTATGTGAACAAGTTCAGCGGGAAGTTTCTGAAGTACGAACCGAAGGTTGACCTGTGGCATCTGGAAAGCCCACGGAAGCGGTTGGCCCTCTGGCCGCGCGGACACCTGAAAACCACCATCATCACAATCGGGCATTCAATCCAGTGGGTTTTGAATTACTCCGACATTCGGATCATGGTTTCTTCCGCTACCGGCGAGCAGGTGAAGAAAGTCATCACGGAGATGAAGGCCCACTTCCAGTTCAACAACAACTTCCGGTTTCTCTTCCCTGAGTATTGCCCGGAAGCTAGAAAGGCGGGTGATTTCGGCACACAGGAAGCATTCACCGTTCCTTGCCGAAAGCGCAAATGGCTGAAAGAGCAAACTGTTTCCACCTGTTCGGTAGGGAAGGTTATCGCCGGCGCCCACATGGAAGTCCACAAGCATTCCGACTTGGTGGACAAGGAGAACATCCGCACCCCAGACCAGATTCGTACCGTGCGCGACCACTACCGCTACATGGGGCCGCTGCTGGAACGTGGCCCGATTCCCCCGCATCACGGCTGGGAAGACATAGAAGGGACTCGCTATGATTTTAGTGATCTTTACGGAACTGAAGTCATTGACAAGGAAGAGAAGTTGCCAGAGAAGGAACGCCAGTGGGCCATCCTGATTGATTCTGCTGAGCGACCTGACGGAACTACTTTGTGGCCAACACGGTTCCCAATGAGCGAGTTGAAGATTGAGCGGCAGAAGATGGGCGACGTGCTCTACTCCGCCCAATACCTCAACAATCCAATTCCCGATGCTGGGGGCCTAGCTACACGCGAAGAGATCAAGTTCATTCCGCGAGAGATCGTGCGACGGATTCCACTTCGCGTCCACTGCACCATTGACCTGCACGGCATGGAGCAGGGAGCAAGGAACGATTTTACTGTCTTCAATGTCACCGGGTTCGACCGGGATGCGCGCGCTTACATACTTGACCTACGCCACAAAAGGTTCACTCCTTTCGAGGTGATCGACAACATCTTCGACATCTTTGACAAGTGGAAGTGCGACTTTAAGATCGAGAAGGACGCCCATGCGCGCGTTTTGCTTCCGTTCCTGACCCGCGAGATGGCAAAGCGCAGGAAGTATCCCATCATCATCCCGATCCAGCGAGATAATCGAGTTTCCAAGAAACAGAGGATTTGGGGTTTGCAGGCGTGGTTCAAGGGCGGAATTATTCGGTTCTGCGAAGACCTGGACTGCCGGTTGGAACTGACCCAAGAGGTTCTTCGTTTTTCGCAGAGTTCAAGCTATCACGATGACATTCTCGACACGATGGCCGACCAAATGCAGAACCGCGAAGGGGGAGTGACTTCTGACCTCTACCCCGATGAACCCAAGGGCGAGAACGTCCCTGATTACATGCGCTCACGAGCGTTCACAGGTTTCGACCCAATCACTAAGGGAGCAAGGTTTCTAGGCGACAAAGAAACAGAAGCGAGCGAGTTTTTTCATCCGGGCACCGGACTCTAAATGCCGAACGAAAACGCCAATCAACCGCTGACTGAGAAAGAGAAGCAGCGCGTCCACGACCCGACTGACCGTTGGACGGATCCGTTTGCCTTGAAGACAGCAGTACAGGATTTCAATAAGGCATCGAATCATCGAGCGCAGAATCACGACCACAGGTGGCGGAATGCCGATGAACTCTATCTAGCTTGGGTAGGTAGCAAATTCTGGCCTGGGACTCGGATTCCTCGTTCAAACTTGGGAGTATTTACCTCACTGACCCAAATCGAATCTCTTCTGCCACGGATGATGTCCACGCTGTTTGCCGATGCTCCAGGGTGGTTCTTTGCCGACGCCTTACCCGGCACCGACGCGGAAGATGCTCGCCTTGTGCGTGAGTTGATGATTGAGCAGATGCGGCAATCACGCATTCGGGAAGTGCTTCGGCGAGCTTTCAAGAGCGCCTTCCTCTACGGCAACGGATTCATTGAATTGGGAATGCTCTATCAGAAAATTGACCGACCGTTTTTCCGAGTGGATTTCATTCCGCAGACCAAACGGGTTCGCCTGCCATTCTTGGGCGGAATAACTGTCAACCTTCCAACCGGCGGAAATAAGCGACGAATCACGGAAGAGGCTCGCCAAGAGATCATCAACCGGCCCTTCGCCAAGTCGGTTTCGATCAAAGATATTTACATTGACCCCAACTGTTCCTCTCCACAACCGCAAGATGGTCGGTTTCTCATTAAACGCGCATTTATGACAGTGGATGAGTTGGACAGGTTACGAGATCAGCCTGGGTTCAAGATTCCAAGAAAACTAGAACTCATTCTGATGGCAGAGAAGAAACTGACTACGGAAGGCGACCGCACAAAAGAAAGCATGGAGAATATCCGGGGAAACACCTGGACATCAAGCCATGATACTTCCGTTGACCCTGGATCAAAGCGTCTGGAAGTGTTGGGTTATTGGACAAAAGAACGGCATGTGTGGGTGCTGAATCGAGAACACGCGGCCTACAACATCCCGAATCCAGTTGGAATCATTCCATTCTTCGATGTTTTCTACACCGATGTTCCTGATCGCTGCTATGGTCTGGCTGTAACCGACCTTGCCGAACCAGACCAGCGGTTGATTCAAGGGATCATCAACTCCCGCATAGACGAACTGGCCCTTTCGATTCACCGTGGAATCATCAAGCGGCGTGGAATGAGTATCCCTGCCTATCAGCGGCGCCGCTATCCCGGCCGAATCTTAGAGATTGACGGGAAACCTGGAGAGGACATCGTACAAGAGGATGTCCAGAACATCACTCAGCAGGCATTTCTTGAAGTTGACTTGGCTGAACGTA